TATATCTGCTGGAACTCAATTAAGTATAACAATGTCTGGTGCTCAATATTTGACAATGTTGACAAAAGTAATTAAAGAAAAGGTTCTATTAACTACTGTTGTTGATAGAATAAAGGAATAAATTATGGAACAATTAGAATATATGGAATATGGAAACGCTTCCAATCTTCAATATAAATTTACAATAGACCATTTACATCCAACAACTGAATTACCTCTTCAACCATCTGATTTATTTGTAACATTATATATTAGAAATGATTTAGATGAAGATGCTGAATTTTCTGTAACTGGTTCATATAATGCAACTAGTGAAGCATTTGATTTTACTTTCACAGAAGAACAAGCAGAATTAATGACTCCAGATACTTGGTATTATGGTTTTGAAGTTAGAGTAACAGATATTAATGGTAAACCTATTCATAAAAGAACATATTCAAGAAAGGTTGAAAAGACAGGAGCTAAATCCTAATGGTTCATAATTTTAATTTTCATACAAAGGAATTTGATTTTTTCAATAAACTACAAGAAGAAGTTGTAAAGCAAAGAGGAATCAAAGTAACCTTTTTACCAAGAACAGCTCAAAAATCTGATTTGATTTTAGGTGAGGATACATTATCAAGATTTGAAGATAATTTTGAAATGCTAATGTATTTAACTTCTCATTCAGAATTTGAAGGTGATGGTTCTATCTTTGGTCAATTTGGTTTACATGTAACAGACCAATCAACTTTTGAAATACCTATATCTAGCTTTGAAACAAAGACAGGTCAATTAATACCATTAGAAGGTGATTTGATATTTGTTCCAATGGGTGATTTGATATTTGAAATATTCAATGTTGCTACAAAAGACCCATTTTATTATATGGGTAAAACATCTAAGTATATATTAAATATGAGAAAGTTTGAATATTCTAGTGAAGAAATGGAAACAGGAATAGAAGAATTAGATGTGTTAGATGATTTACAATCTACTGATGTCGTATCTGAAAATGATACAGTAGAAGATGAAATTGATGATATATTAGATTCAACAGAGCCAAGTATATTTGGTGATAAATAAAGGAGTTAAATAATGAGTTGGAAAGATATTATAATTGAAAAGAAAAATGTTGATGAAGTGAAAGAAATAACAAAATTTTCTTCATCAATGGCTGAAGTATTAAGTGCTTTAAGTATGTTGATACACTCAGAAAGTGAAGATATAGCCAAAGAATCAAAGAAATTAATGGATATGGCTAAGAAATTATGGAACTCATCAGATAAGCCTTTGAGAGCTTATGGAAGAGATAACTATAAAAAGGATGATAAAAAATAAATGAAAATTAAATTTAGAAATGTAAAAATGACACCTTTCAAACTTATACACAGTAGAAAAATATCTATTATAGCTGATAAACCTGATTTTGTTTGGTTATCAGAAAGACTTGCAGTAATAGCAAGAACATATCCAACATATTTTGATGAAGTTATTGAAAAGGTTGAGGAAGTGAAAGAAGTAGTTGAAGCTATCGAAGAAACAAAAGTTGAAGATTTATTGGATAGCAATGATATTCATGAGACTGAAGAAGAACTTGTTGAAGTTGCAGAAATAGAAAAAGCTATCATTGAAGAAACTATTAAAGAAGTGAAAGAAGAGCTTAAAGAGAAAAAGACAAGAAAATCTAGAAAGAAGAAAAAATAATTTCTAATTAAGTAAATAAGAGTTGAGATGAATTATTTTATCTCAACTCTTTTTCAATATAAGGAACATATGAAAAAAAATTCTAATAAATTTTATCAAGGTGATAAGAAACTTAAACGAGGTGGTTTTAAGTGTAGTTATTCTAATCATGAAATAAAAGAAATATTAAAATGCAAGAATGATTTTCATTATTTTTGTTCAACATATATAAAAGTTCCACATGCTGAAACTAGTCAATTAATACCATTTGTTATAAGAGATTATCAATCACGTATGGAACATGCTCTAGTCAATTCTAATAGAGTAATAGTGTTAGCACCAAGACAAAGTGGTAAGAGTATGCTGGTGATAGCTTATATGTTATGGGTTGCCACTTTTAATAGTTTACAATCTATGATACTTGTTGCAGATAAAGCTAAAACAGCTAGAAAGACTTTAAGAAAATTAAAAAATATGTATAAAGAAATGCCTTTCTTTTTAAAGTTGGGTATAGAAGAATGGAATAAAGGTGAGATTTATTTTGATAATGAAACTATAATTTGTGCCGAAGCTACCACAAGTGCAGGTAATAGAGGTGATACAACTTCATTAGTTTATCTAGATGAGTGTGCAGTTATTCCAAGTAATTTATGGGATGAGTTCTATACTGCTATTTATCCATCATTATCTGCTAACAAGAAAGCTAAAATTATTATGACATCTACACCTGTTGGATATAATCATTTTTATCAATTCTGGAATAGTGCAGAAAATGGTAATAGTAATTATACACCTGTTAGAGTTAAATGGGATGAAGTTCCGGGCAGAGATGATGCTTTCAGAGAAAGAGCTATAGCAGATTTAGGTCAAGGTGATAAGTTAAAAGGTTTGAGAAAGTGGAATCAAGAATATGAATGTAAATTTGTAGGTTCTGGTGGAACATTAATCGAATCTCATTATCTTGAAAAAATGAAAACAAGAAATGCAATAGAATCAACAATGGAAGGAAGTTTTGTTGTATTTGAACCACCATTAGAACATCATGCTTATATGGCTATTATAGATGTTGCTGAAGGTGTTAATGGTGATAGCTCAACTGTTCAAGTATTCAAAATGGATATTCATAAAAAGAAATATTTGCAAGTGGCTAGATATAAAAATAATCAGATTAAAACTAATGATTTTCCAACAGCTATTTATCAAATTGGTGAATATTATAATCAAGCTTTAGTATTGGTTGAATCAAACACATTTGGGAGAGAAATAACTAATAGATTAGCCTTTGATTTAGAATATGAAAACATCTATTTTTCTCATGAAAATAAAGATTATGGAATTAAATTGAATAAGTCAATAAAGAAAATAGGTTGTTCTTATTTAAAAACATTTATAGAAGGAGAAAATATTGAAATAGTAGATGTTGAAACTGTTAGTGAAATATCTCAATTTGTAAAGAAAGGTGAAACATATAAAGCTGATGATAACGCTTTTGATGATTTAGTTGTCCCATTAGTTCACTTTTCTTATTTTATATCTAAGAAAGAATTATTAGAAAACTGGTTTGATGTTGATGAAGTTAAAACGGTTTCAAAATTGAGTTCTCAAATAGAAGATGAATTGATACCAACATTAGGATTTATATCTAATGGTTCTGAAACAATAGATTTTAATGAAGTTGTTGAAAAAGTAACAGATGAAACAAGTGGTTTGAAATGGGGCAATATAAATTAAGTAAATAACAATGAATGAAATTACAAGGAGTAAATTATGAAAAAATGGAATGAAATTATAAATGATGTTGAAGTTGTTGAGGAAGCTACAAAAAATTGGGCAGAATTATTAAGAATGAAATTGACAACTATTGTTAATAATGCAGATAAACAGAATGGAAATATCGAAGATAAAAAACTTGATGGTGTTTATCAATCAATGATGCAAGATTTGGCTAACGCCGAAAAGAAAATGAAAACCATTGCTAAAAGACTTTAATAGAGTAAGGAGTAAATTATGAGTTTAGGATTATCACCTTCAATTGAATATAGTGAAAAAACATTTTTAAACGCTACAGAGCAAGTTGCTAATAGATTTGCTGGTATGGTAGGAAAGTTCCCTTGGGGAGCAGTTGATGAAAGAGTATTAATAGCTAATGAAACAGATTTAGTTAATCAATTTCTAGCACCAACAGAAAACAATTTTGCAGACTTTTTCAGTGCTAAAAACTATCTTGCGTATAATAATAAATTATATGTTGTTAGAAGTATTGCCGAAAGTCTTTCTTTCAATTCTGGTCTAGTATGTTTCTCTGATGATACATTAAAAGCATTAAATCATGGTGCAGTTACAGGAACAGGTTTTACAGCTGGTGAAACTGTAACAGGTGGAACATCTTCAGCAACAGGAACAATTATTTTAACTTCTGGTGATGCTGTTATTATTGATGTTGTTACTGGAACATTTGAAGTAGCTGAAGTTATTACAGGTGGAACATCTAGTTCAACTGCTACTATTGCAACAATAGATGATGCTGTTGCTAATTATGAAATCAATATTTTAAAAAGAAATTTTGATGATGATATTACAGTTGCTAATGAAACAAAACAAGTTATCAAATTCATTGCTAGATATTGTGGTTCTTATGGTGATAATATTTCAATAGCTATTTCAAATGTAGCAGATTTTGCAACACCTTCCACATCACCAGATGTTTCAAAGGGATGGATAACTCCATCTATGACATTTAAAGATAATTTTGAATTTGCTCCTGTTTCTGGTGAAATTGCAATAGCTGTTTTATTGAATGATGAAATTATTGAAAAACATATTGTTTCATTAACAGAAGGAACAAAAAATTATAGAGGTGAAAATAATTATATAGAAACTTACTTAGATAATTATTCATCTCTCATTCATGCTTATCATAACACTGGTGAAGCAACTGTATTATCAATGGTAGCTACTAACCTTATTGGTGGTAATGCAACTAATCCAACAAGCTCTGATGTTATTGCAAGCTATAATCTATTTGTTAATCCAAATGATGTTGATGTAGATGTAATATTTGATGGTGCTAATATGGATATGGCTTCTGGTGAAGATGTTATTCAACATATTGTTGATAATATATTAGAAGTTAATAAATTAATGCGTGGTGTGTTTGGAGCTAAAAAAGTTGATTTAGTTGGAGGGTTAGCAACTACAGATTCTTTAAAATCATCTAATTTAATAACTTATTTTGGAACAACTATTAATAAAGATAGTTCATTTTATGGTTTTTATGGTGATTATAAGTATCAAAAAGATATTTATAATGATAAGTATAGATGGGTTCCAATCAGTGGTGATATAGCTGGTCTATATGCTATATCAGAATCATTTGAAGCACCTGCTGGAATTACTAGAGGAAAGATTAAGAATTGTATTAAATTAGCTTTTAATCCTTCTGAAACTTTCAGAGACACTTTAAATCCAAAAGGTATTAATACTATTTATAATATTAGAAATGCTGGATTTTGTTGCATGAGTCAAAAAACGGGTTTAACATCAGTTCAGACACCATTTTCTAGAGTTGAAACAAGAGGATTGTTTATTCTCTTGAGAAAGGCAACTGTTAATAGTTCATTATATTATCTCTTTCAAAAACATACACCTGCTATGAGAAGAAGATTTATTTCTGATGTTGAGCCATATTTCAGAAGATTACAAGGTCAAGAAGCTATTGAAGATTATTTGATTGTTTGTGATGAAAGTAATAATACTGCTGAAATTAGAGATAACAATATGATGATTGGAGATTTCTATGTAAAACCGTTCAATAGTGTCGAATGGATAAAATTAAATTTCAGTTCAACACAGTCTAATGTTGACTTTGAAGAGTTGATTGTTGCTAATCCATTAATATAAAAATAGGAGAAAATTATGAAGATTGAAGGATTTAAAAGTCAGTTCATGGGTGGATGTAGACCTAATAAATTCACGATGGAAATAGGCTCATTACCAGAAGGTAGTAAATATTTATTCAAAGGAAGTATGCTACCCGGAACAAATATTGGTGAAATTATTGTAAACTATCAAGGTTCACAATGTAAAATTCCGGGTGATAAAACATTCAATGATTGGAATGTTACACTTTTGCTAGATGAAAATTTTCTAGGATACAACGAAATCGAAGCTTGGCATTTATTAATCAAAGATAATGATTCTGGTATGGGTGCTAATAATCAGACACAATACAAAAAAGATTGCTTTGTTGAAATGCTAGGTCAATCTGGTGAAGCATTAGCAAGATACAAATTTGTGGGGTGCTGGCCTAAGATTTTACCTGATACTGATTTGAACTGGGATAGTTCAGATACATTAATTGAAATACCTATAACATTCTCATATGATTATTGGGAAAGAGTTGCTTAGATAGAATATTTAAAAAAGAGCTAGATTAGTTTCTAGCTCTTTTTTATGTTATAATAGAATTATTATGAAAAAATACAATAAAAAAGAAGCTCACTAAGAGCTTCTTTTAAGTTTTAGATTAATCTATTTCTTCAGTTCATATGAGAAGTTTTCTTTTTGATTAAAGGCTTTGATTATATCATTTTCGATATTTCTAATAAAAAATATATCTGAACCACCCTCCCAACCTCGTAATTCAGTTGTAATATCAATTGAGTATTCATTAACTTCCTTTTCTAGATAAAACTCAATGATGGTATCTCCACGTTGAATAAATCTATTATGGTGTTGCTTATACTCAATGATTTGATTAAATATATCAGAAAATGTATTTTGAAAGTATGGTGAATTATGAAATGAATTAACATTGTTGAAGTGTGATATTTTACCATTTTTTAATTGAAAAAGAAATTGATTTAATAATATATCTTCATCTGGTATTTTTAAATTGACAACTTTTAAACATTCTATCATTTGCTTAGTCTTTTTTGGCGAATTGCACACAAATTTAACAGGAGACAAATCGCACCATATTTTAACATTAACAATTTTTCTAATTTCTTCTTGAAATTTTTGAAATGAAATCAATGGAACATCTAGAGAGTTGAATTTTTTGACTGTTTGAATATTATAAAGCTTGTTTCTGATTAAATACACAAAAATCGTTTTAACATCATAAACTGGCTGATTAACAAACCAATCTCTATTTTCAAAAATATTAACAAGTTGATTATACTCTGTGAAGTTTATAATCAACTTGCATGGTGGAAGATATGTTTCTTTTCTCATTTTTAAATCTCCTTTGTTTCTATAATTTGATAATAGCACATGATTTTCAATCTGTCTACTACTTTTTTAAAATAAGTAAATAATAACAAATATATTTTAAAGGTTGTTATAATGAGCATAGAAAAATTTAAAAGTCAATTCAGTGATTTACTTAGACCAAACTACTATGAGATACTAATTAAACCACCATCATCGTTAAATGCTCAATCTGAGATATTATCATTTCTATGTTCTGCAACTGATTTTCCTTTTGAAACTATTCAAACTATGGAAATGGTTACACATAGTCAAAAAAGATTAATAGCAACAGGTATAGATTTTGACCCTATTACAGTTACATTTCTATTAGATTCAACTGGTAAAGTGTTAGACTTCTTTCAAAAATGGAAATCAATAATTATTACTGATGATTTTAAGGCTGGTTATTATGAAGATTATATTGGAACTATTGAAATATATATGCTTGATAGACAGAAACAAAGAATTTATGGTGTTGAATTAGCTGAAGCGTATCCGGTGAATAGAAGTAATATTGCTTTATCAATGGCAAGCACTGATTCATTAAGTGAATTAGCTATATCATTTGTTTTTGCTAGTTCAAAATATACTATGAATAATGTTCTATATTCTTCAGTTGGAGATGATTGGAATTCTTATACTAGAAAATATAAAACTAATAACTTTTCTAATACTATTAATAATGATATTGGATTAGATAAAATTAATGATTATCTAGGTAAGTTTGGAAGTGATTTTGATACATTTGGTATTGGACAGCAAATAAATAAATTAACTTCACCATTCACAAAACAAATAAATAAGTTTCAATCTGGTATTGACAAACGAATAAATGATATTACAAGTAAGATTACTAAGAAATTTGGTGGTTTTGGTTCTAACATAAATAACATTATTAGTCCAGTAAAGAAATATACTTCTGGAATAACTAAGACAATCAATAGAATATTTAAGTTTTAGAGAGTTTTAAGCTATGCTGAGAGCATTTATTTTGAGTAGATGATAGAAACTATAGGGAAAGAAAAAAGAAGCTCACTAAGAGCTTCTTTTAAGTTTTAGATATTATTCATTTTTTCTTTCAATTCTTTAATTAATTTTCTAGCTTGCAATTCTGTTAATTCTCCAACATCAACATAAGTTACCTTTCTCTTATTAATGATACCTTTCAATTTTTTATTTTCTTCTTTGCATTTTTTCAAGTCATATATTATTTCATCATTTCGTTCATTCATAAAATCATTCTCCTTTAAATTCAACATTATTAAAATTATAACATAAAAGTAAATAAAAATATATTTTAAGGAGAAAATTTATGTTACCCAATTATGATTCAAGACCTATACAAGAGATTAAGCTTCCAGTTTCAAAAGATATTTTAAAAGTAAAACCTTATACAGTAGCTCAAGAACAGATAGTTTTAGAAAGTATGGTAGATTTATCAAATAAATCAGAATTTCTAATCAATATCAAAAGAATATTAGAAGCCAATATCACATCAGAATACAATATAGATGATATGTTTTTGATTGATTTAATATATTTGAATTTGAAACTACGCTCAATTTCTAAATCTGAAATGATAGAGTATCAAATTCAATGTGATAATAATGAATGTGAACAATTCAATAAACCTCAAAAATGTGTTGATGAAGTTGAAGATATTATATTTGTTAAAAATTCAGAAAAATGTAAAAAGATAGTAAAGATAGATGATAAATTAACAATTGAATTGCAACCAGTTAAACTTGATTTTGTTGATTATCTAGCTAGTAAGACAGATAGCAAAATTGATATAGATAATGATTCAGATGAAAGAATAGATAAAATACTCATTAAAGAAACATTAGAACTTGCATTAGTGAATATTGCTTATAGTATTAAAAAGGTAATATTTGAAGGAAAAGTTTTTAATGAATTTACTATAGAAGAATTATTAGAAAAGATTTTATCACAATTAACAGAAGCACAGATACAAGATTTACAAAAAGAAAAAAATGATATGGCTAATCTATATCTTAAAATTAGGAAAAAATGTGAATCATGTGGAAAGATATTTGAACGAGTAGAAGATGATTTTTTCGTATTTCTCACTTAACTTTTGGGTATGTTAGTTTGCAATTATTTTATCAAAATCTACATGATATGGTTAGATATTCAAGCTATAGTCTAAGTGAGTTACAAGGAATGATACCCTATCAGTTTGATATTTTTCAAATGTTGGTGAATACAGATATACAGGAGAGTAAATAATGAAATGGGCTGAAATAGTTAGAAAAGATAAAGTAAAAATAGATACTGATGAAATGAATACATTCGAGACTATTACATTTTTTGTTGAAACTATGCAAGAATTGTTACCTTCAACTACTTTATATTCAGAAGAAGAAAAGAATATTATATCAAAATTTTTAAAAGATTCTAATTCAATAATAAAGAAAATGGAAAAACAAGAAAGTAAATAGTAATGAGGTAAATTATGAATAAAGCATTAGTAGGTATTGAAAGACATTTAAAAAAAATGAGTAATAATTCTATTCAAAGAAATGCGAATATGAATCCAACTCAATCACATGAATTTGCAAATCAATTAATGCGTTCTGATAATACTCTTAAATCATTAATGAATAATTCGCCAATTGTTTCAGTATTGAAAGAGATTAGAGATGCTATTTATACTAATACTGAAAATACTAAAAAATGTGAAAACTCTCCTGCTAATGATGGCGCAGAATTTTGGGCTGAAGAGAAAGCAGTTAAAGAAGAAAAAAGAGAAAAGAAATCTATTAGCTTATTAGAAAAAATTGCTGGTTCGTTAGATGGCTCTTTTAGAGCTGGTTCTAGTGGTTCTAGTGGTTCTGGTTTACAAGGTCAGGATTACACAGGTAATGTTGTTGGTGGTGTAGTTGAGGGTGGTGTTGGTGTAGTTATTGGAATGGTGTTTAAATCTTTATTAACAAAGGGTGGTTTATTTAAAAAAGCTCTTTCTGGTATAGGTGTTACAATTCTTTCTGGTATGGGAACAGCTCTTGCTGGTGTTTTAGCTCTTGGCTCTGGTGCTAGTTTTATACAAGGTGTTTTTAATTCTAAAGAAATTACAAGTGGTTCTGAATTAACAGGTGTTTCTGGTTTTATGAGAACTCTTGGTGCTGGCTTTGCTCAAGTATTTTCTAATGTAACATTGGGTAAAATTACATCAAAACAGATTTATGATTATATGTCTAAAACTGTAACCTCTATTAAAGGATTTAAAGATGCTTTATTAGATGGTCTTATGGATAGTATTGATAATAGTTTATATAAACAGATAGGTGAATTATATCCAACTTTAAAAAATGGTATACGTTTTATTGGAGAAGAAACTGATAAAAAAATAAAACCTGTTAAAGATAAAGCTAAAAAACTTTATGATATGACAACCAAACCATTTAATTGGTATTTTGGTTGGTTGGGTAGAAAATTTGATCAAGCTATATATGCAACAGATGGTTTAACTGATTTTGGCGAAAATATAAAAGGTTCTAATATGGGTGGTGGCTCTGGTAGTAAAAGCTCTAGCTACAATCAATCAAAAATTTCACAATCAGCATTGAATAGAAAAAATGATTCTAGTTATAAACCACCATCCAATTTTATGTGTGGTAGAGGAACAGCAGAATTATTACAACAATCAGGATTATTACCAAAAGGAAGATTTGGTCATGCTAAAGACATGGATGAGAATTTAGAAAAATATGGGTTCAAAGAAGTTGCAAATTTTGGAACAGTAACAAAAGAAAATTATTTTGATATTCTAACAAAAATAAGGTCATTAGGAGCTGGTTATATAACAGCTTATGATGGTGGCTCT